GACACTTTGATTTCGGCATTGATATCGGCATCCCGTGAAATGTGTGAACAATACACGCGACGCATTTTGGTGACCACAACAATCGATGAATACTTTGACCAATTCCCACGCAATCATTGGGATGGTCAATCGAACTTGTTGTATTTGTCACGTGGCCCAGTTACATCAATTACATCCGTTTCTTATGTAGATGAAATCGGATCAACGGCGACAATTGCGTCATCGTTGTACACGACCGATTTAATTTCAGAACCCGCACGCATTCAATCCATCGGTGGATGGACAACGGGCGCGGGTGTTATCAACCAATTGATTGTTCGCTATGTTGTGGGAACGGACGTTTCTGCGGTTCCAAAACCATTGATCCAAGGAATGATGTTGGTCATTTCCGAATTGTACGATCAACGTATGGATCGCGTTCGTCAATTGCCAACGGCATCCGAATATTTGTGGAATCCATATAGAATTTTTACGTTTTAATGATTGATCAAGCTGGACAATTAGATCGTAGAATCACGATTCAAACGTTTTCGGAAACAACCGATTCATTTGGTCAAGAGGTGAAATCATTCACCACATTGGCGGATGTATGGTCGCGCGTCATTGAAAAAGTAGGAAACGAAGGTGAAAACGGCGATATGATTTCAGCAACGAAACGTGTTGATTTTTTCATTCGTTATCGTTCCGACATCAACGAACAAATGCGGATTGTGTACAACAACGAAACATACAAAATTCACGCAATACAATCGGCGGATGCCCGCAAGGCATTTCAAATGATTCGTTGCGAATATACCGACGCCGCATGAATAACGTTCGATTGACAATGGTTGGCGACAAACGTGTGATGCGCGATTTGAAAAAATTGGATGAACGCGTTCGCAAAAAAGTTTTGAAAAAAGCGGCACGCAAGGGTTTGAAACCCGTTGTCGGCTTATACAAATCACAAATTGAAGATTCCGACGAAGTGTTCGCCGTGTATCGCGGTGGCAAAGTTTATGCGGAAATCGTTCCCGGTCAATTGAAACAATCGATTGCCGTGAAATTCCCAAAACAAGATCCCGGTGTTGACGGAATCGTTGCATCGGTTGGCCCGCGTAAAACGGGCGCATACCGTCACCCGGAAAAAGGTGGTTGGTTCGCGGGATTCATTTCATTCGGTTGGTTGCGATTTCGTGACGGATCGAAATACAATGGTCAAAACTTTAATTGGTCAGCGAATGCGATTCGGATCGGTGAACGTTTTGCAACGCCACGGATCAAATCAGCGTTCAGCGGTTATTTACGCGACGAAATCAAAAAACTTGGTTTCTCACAAAAAATGGGAACGCGATGATTGGCAAAGTAATCAAATATAAATTTGATAATACATCGGCATTGAACAATGTGTTCGGTGGTCGTATTTATCCCATCATTGGGGCGCAAGGTGGCGCGACGCCGTTTGCGGTTTATGATACGACATCGATCCGCGCAGAGGGTTCAAAAGATGCCGATTCACATATTGATATCGTAAACGTTTCAATCACAATGGTTGGGACGAATTACGGTACACTGCAAACGGCGGTCGACAACATACGTTCGACATTCGTTCGCATGGATGAAACAATTTTGGGCGTTAATGTTCAATCGTGTTCGTTTGACACCGTTTCCGAGGTGTTCAACGTTGATGAGGAAACATACGGCGTCGAAGTTGATTTGAATTTTCGAGTAGTTAAAAATTAAAAATAAAAAAGATGGCAGCAAGTACATCAGTAATGAATAGCACCGACGTTGTAATCATCGTCGCAAGTGAAATCGTCGGTAAAATGACATCGGCGTCGTTGTCCGTATCAATGGCAACGCGTGACACATCGACCAAAGAAAGTGCTGGTTGGATGGAAGTATTGGAAGGACAAAAATCGTGGACGTTATCCGGCGAGGGTTTGGTAGTGTATAACAACACCGGTAAAGCAACACCAGATGATATTTACACGTATTTAAGCAACCGCACCGCGGTGGCTATTGAATTCGGTTCAGAAACAACCGATGAAAAATACTACAGTGGTAGTGGATTTTTCACGGAATTCACCACGGATGCTGGGGTAGAAGATAACGCAACGTTTTCTTTTTCATTCCAAGGAACGGGTGTTTTAACACAAGGAACCCAATCATAAAATCAGTAGGGGGGTTTCGGCTCCCCTATTTTAACAACAACAAACAACAACAAAATGATAAATCAAATTTTAATCAACGGAACCGATCATCCCGTGAAATATGGATTCAACGCATTGCGTTTGTTTTCAAATCAAACGGGAATCGGATTGGGTGAATTATCACAATTGCAAGATTCAATGTCCATCGATCACGCCATCGCGTTGATTTGGGCGGGATTGAAAGACGGCGCACGCGTTGAAAAAATTGAATTCACAATGACGATGGATGATGTCGCCGATTTATTGGATGACGATCAAACCATCATTGAACAATGCGTTGCGTTGTTCGTGCAATCATTTGTGAAACCATCGGATGACGAAAAAAAGTAAATGCCCAACACGATCACCAATCGTTTGATTGGGATGATTTGGAATCAATCGGGTTGGGCGAATTAGGAATGACCGTTGGCGAATTATACGATATGACGCCGCGTCAATTTTACAATAAACGTGAAGGTTTCCGACGTATCGTTGAACACGAAATGCAAACGAAATGGGAAACATCACGATGGATGGCCGCGGTTGTTATCGCGCCACATACGAAAAAAACAATGAAACCGCGTGATTTGATCACGTTCCCGTGGGAAAACAAAAAACGCGTTCATCGGGCGGCAACATTTGATGAAGTAAAACAAGGCATAAACAAAGTGTTCGGCAATGGCAAAACCACAAATTGATTTAAAATTCGGCGCGGATCTAAAAGATTTCCGTCGGGGCATTTCCAACATCGATCGATCATTGTCAAAAATGTCGGGCGGATTTTCTGCATTGGGTGCAACCATTGGCGCATCGTTTGCCGTTGATGTAATCAAAGAATTCATTTCCGAATCCGTTGAATTGGGTGCAACAATGGAAGGTGTTCGCGGGGCGTTCGAACGTTTCGCAAGTCCCGACACAATGGATCGATTGCGCGATGCGGTTTCGGGAACGGTCGATGATTTGAAATTGATGCAAATGGCCGTTCGTGCCAAGAATTTCAAAATCCCGATGGATGTATTGGCCAAGGGTTTGCAATTCGCCACGAAACGCGCCGTTGAAACGGGTGAATCAGTGGATTATTTGGTCGAATCATTCGTGATTGGTTTGGGACGTGAATCGGTGAAAATCCTTGATAACCTTGGAATTTCAACATTAGAGATTGCGCGAAAAACCAAAGAATTGGGCGATATGACCACGGCGGTTGGTGCCATTATGGATGAAGAATTCGCCAAAGCCGGCGAACGCATTGTCACCACATCAATGAAAGTTGATCAACAACGCGCGTCGATAACCAATTTGAAAACGGCAATCGGTGAAAAATTGTTGCCAGTTTATTCCGCATTTTTGAACGGGACGTTGAATGGATTGGAAAACATCAATTTCATTTTAGACGATCAAGAAAAGGGGTACAAACGTCTTTTCGTTGCGGCACGATCATATTACAATGCAACGAAATTTGGATTGGATTTGGTCACCAACCCGTTGAAAGCATTCAAAAGTTTATTGGGCGAAACCAAAGAAGAAGTTGAAGAAACTGCAACGGAATTCGACAATGGTTTGCCAAATATCACCGCTTGGGCCGATAAATTTGCCGATATGCAAACGCAATCCGAAGAGGGTGCGAAAAAGCAAATGGAAGCCGTTGATCAATACAAGAAAAAACTTGATGAACTTGCGCCTAAATTGCAAAAGATAGCCTATGAAATCGATCGGGCATTCAACCCCGGTGAGGATACAAGCGGAAACCTTGCGCACAATTTGGGTTTCGCCGAGGTCAACATGGAATTGGAAGAATTGGAAGAAACAACCGAGGGTTTCGGTGATACATTCGACAATAGTTTCCGAAATATGATCGAAAAATTCCAACAATTCCGTGATGAATTCATGATGTTGGGTGACATTTTACGCGTTTCATTTGAAGCGGCATTCGCCCCATTGGAAGAAGGCGAAACACGATTGGGAAATTTCCGTGAAACATTCGTTCAACAATTGAAAATGATGGCCGCACAATTGTTGGCAACCGCAGCGGCGGCGGCAATACTTGCGGCAATTTTAACCGTTGCATTTGGTGGAACCAATATGGCGGGACAAGCGATGTTTGGAAAAGCGGGAATGGGATTCGGTGATTTGTTCAAAGGTTTTGGCGGCGGCGGCTTTGGATTCAACGGCGGCGGAATGGGTGGCGGATCAAACGGCATTGAAATATTTGGAAGATTAAGCGGTTCCGACATATTGTTATCGGGCGAACGTGCTGGAAGGAATAGAAATCGATTAAGCGGAATAGGCGGATAATATGGCAAACCCAAAATTGTACAGTGAATTCAGAAGT